TGGCAGCTTCTACGTCTGCAAGTGCTGTCCGAGGCATGTCGTTTAACATTCTCTTCCTCGACGAATTCGCATTCGTTCCAAACCATGTTGCAGACTCGTTCTTTGCATCTGTTTATCCTACTATTACTTCTGGTAAAAACACCAAGGTAATCATTGTATCCACGCCACATGGTATGAATCATTTCTACCGTATGTGGCATGATGCAGAAAAAGGTAAGAATGAATATATACCAACAGATGTTCACTGGTCAGAAGTTCCCGGTAGAGATGATGAGTGGAAAGAAACCACCATCGCAAACACGTCAGAGCAACAGTTTAAAGTTGAATTTGAATGTGAATTCCTAGGATCTGTAAATACTCTTATTAATCCAGCAATTCTAAAAAATCTCATTTATGAAGATCCTATCCAGAAAAATGCTGGTCTTGATGTTTATGAGCAAAGCAAAAACGAACACAATTATCTCCTTACTGTTGATGTTGCTCGTGGTTTGGGCAATGATTATTCTGCATTTATCGTTGTTGACATCACAGAATTTCCCTATAAGATAGTTGCCAAATATAGGAACAATGAAGTGAAACCAATGTTGTTCCCAAATATTATTCAACAAACTGCAAAAGGATATAATGATGCGTGGGTACTAATAGAAGTTAATGATATTGGAGAACAGGTAGCAAACATTCTTCATTATGACTTGGAGTATGAAAACATGCTCATGGCAGCGATGCGAGGTCGTGCTGGTCAAGTTATTGGTCACGGATTTTCAGGTAAAAAATCACAGATGGGTGTTAGAACGACCGCTCAAGTTAAAAAACTTGGTTGTTCTAACTTAAAAATGTTAATTGAAGATTTTAAGTTATTAACATTAGATTATGAAATAATCTCCGAACTGACTACTTTTGCTCAGAGACATAATTCTTTTGAAGCAGAAGAAGGATGTAATGATGACCTTGCAATGTGTCTTGTTATTTTTGCTTGGTTGGTAGCACAAGACTACTTTAAGGAGATGACTGATAATGATATTCGTAAGAGAATCTATGAGGAACAAAAAAATCAAATTGATCAGGATATGGCACCATTTGGATTTTTAGATGATGGCATCAATGATATGACATCTTTTACTGATGATCAAGGTGATCGTTGGCACATGGACGAATATGGTGATCGGTCATTTATGTGGGACTATACTTAATGGATTTAGATGATCAAATTGAACTAGAACATATACTCTTAACTGAACGTAAATGTAGAATTTGTGGTAAAGTGAAAAATTTGATAGATGGATTCTATCTTACACGAAAGGGAAGAAGAGCTTTACCATCGGCATATTCTTATGAGTGCAAATCCTGCACTATTGGTAGAGTAAAGAATAATAAGAGGTGTAGTAATGTTTGGGAATACCCAGATTGGTAAGGTTCATGCATCGTTTCCCCACTGAAAAGTGCGTTTTCAATAAATAATTTCAGATAAATTCTGGTTTGGGAGTAATTACAGATGCCACTTAACCTAGCATCTCCTGGCATTGTTATTAGAGAGGTTGACCTTACAGTAGGAAGAGCAGATGCCACTAGCGGTGCCGTTGGTGCTCTGGTTGCACCTTTTGCTAAGGGACCTGTTGAAGATCCAATTCTCATCACTGATGAGGGTGGATTATTAAAGACTTTCGGAGAGTCTTACAATAGTAGTAAGCATTATGAGTACTGGATGGTAGCATCTTCGTACCTTGCTTATGGCGGAAATATGCGTGTCGTCAGAGCAGATGACGATAACCTTACTAATGCCTATGTTGGCACTGCTACTAGCATCAAAATCAAGAGTACCGAACACTACGGTCAACTTGGTTATCAAGACAACACTATTACCAACGTAACTTTTGCTGCTAAGAACCCTGGTTCTTGGGCAAACGATATCAAGGTTGCTATTCTTGATAGTAGAGCGGATCAAATCATTTCTGGTGTTGTAACTAATACTGCTGCTTTAGCAGTTGGTTATGGTGTTACTCAGACTGTTGATGGAACTCTTCCTAAATCAGACGGAACAACCGAAGCACTTGATGGTCATCTCAAGGGAATTATCACTGGTATTTCTGGTGATGGTAGTTCTAGTTCTCCTTATGCGATTGAAGTAAAAGTTCTCTCTCACGTTTCTGCTGCGAGCACAGAAACTGAAGTTGACTATCAGGCAGGTGGTCTTTACAAGTTTGACGTTTCCAGACTTCTGTCGTTCCACAATGGTGGATCAGGCGCTGGTACTACTACTACCTTTAATACACCTGCAGACTGGTTTGATCAGCAAGAGATTGTTTTGACTGGTCCAAACATCAAATGGAACAACGTTGTAGAAAGACCTGGTACTTCTGACTATGCCGCTGCTAGAAATTCCAGATTTGATGAAGTTCATGTTCTGGTCTATGATGATAAGGGTGAGGTAACTGGCAACGCTGGAACAGTCCTTGAGAAGCACCTTGCTCTTTCTAAAGCAAAGGATGCTGAGTATTCCCTCGGAAGTACTGCTTATTGGAGATCGTATCTATATACAAACTCTGATAACCTCTTCGGTGGTTCGGCACCTGCTGGTATTGTAACTTCTCACTTTAGCACTGGTTTCACCCAAGGTTCTGATACTGGTTGGGATCAAAATGCTCAAGGTATTAAGTTTGCCGGTATTGGTAACACAACTCTGACTCTGGGTGGTGGTAAGAATTATGATGATGGAAGTGACACTTCCGCAACCAATGCTTTCGCACCCGAACTGAATAAATTGGTAACTGGTTATTCTCTCTTTGAGAATGCTGACAACTTTGAGGTTGATTTCCTCCTCATGGGATCTGGTAATCACACCGAAGCAAAGGCACAGGCACTTGCTAGCAAATTGATTGCTGTTGCTGAAGCAAGACAGGATGCTATTGCATTCATCTCCCCTTACAGACAAGCTTTCCTCAACGATAGTTCTGTCGGAACGGTAACCGTTAATAGTGATTCTACTATCACTGATAATCTCGTCGGATTCTACAGTCCAATCACTTCTTCATCTTATGGAATATTTGATAGTGGTTATAAGTACATGTATGACCGTTTCAACGATACATTCCGCTATGTTCCTTTGAATGGTGACATTGCTGGACTGTGTGCTAGAAATGACCTGACTCAGTTCCCATGGTTCTCTCCTGCTGGTACTGCTAGAGGAGCTATCCTGAACGCAGTCAAACTGCCATACAATCCAAACAAAGCACAAAGAGATACTCTGTATTCTAACAGAATCAACCCTATTATCTTCTCCCCAGGTGAAGGAATTGTCCTCTTCGGAGACAAGACTGGCATGGCAAAAGCATCTGCTTTTGATCGTATCAATGTTCGTAGATTGTTTATCTTCCTTGAAGATGCTATTTCTGCTGCCGCAAGAGATCAACTCTTTGAATTCAATGATGAAATCACAAGAACTAATTTTGTGAATATTGTTGAACCATTCCTTCGCGACGTTCAGTCTAAGAGAGGCATCTTTGATTATGTCGTTGTTTGTGATGAAACAAATAACACCGCTGCCGTCATTGACAACAACGAGTTTGTCGCTGATATTTTCATCAAACCTAACAGATCTATTAACTTCATCGGTCTTACCTTTGTTGCTACTAGAACCGGCGTTTCGTTCAGCGAAGTCGTCGGTAACGTCTGATAAAGTCTAATATTATTAATCACTTAGAGGTTAACTCAAATGGCAACTAGAAACCAACTCAACCCACCTCCACTAAGGAAGATTACTGACTTCAAGAGCAAGTTATCTGGTGGCGGTGCACGTTCAAATCTATTTGAATGTGAACTTTCTTTCCCTGATGCCGTCTCGGTTGATGGACTGAATGATATCCTTAATAAGGCACGATTTTTGACAAAGGCAGCAAACCTACCTGCCTCAAATGTTGCCCCAATTGAGGTTCCATTCAGAGGAAGAATGCTCAAGATTGCAGGTGATCGCACTTTTGATACGTGGACAATCACTGTTATTAACGACACCGATTTCTCCATCCGTTCTGCTTTTGAGAAGTGGATGAATACAATCAACCGTGTCTCTGATAACACTGGTGTGACTAATCCAGCAGATTATCATGCTGATGCCTATGTCTATCAACTTGATAGAAACGGCGATACCCTGAGAAAGTATCACTTCTATGATGTGTTCCCAACTCAGGTAACTGCTATTGAACTTGGATATGACCAAGGTCAGAACATCCAAGAATTCCAGGTTGAACTTCAAGTCACCTGGTGGGAAGCAGTTAGAGGCACTGGCGCTAATTCGGGCGGAGAAAACATCAACTAAATAGTCAATAATAAGTCAAACGTTTTATAAGATGGCTCGCCTTTTTGGTTTTTCACTTGATGATGTAATTAAGAAGTCACCTACGGTTGTCTCCCCCGTTCCTCAAAATAATGAGGACGGGGTTGATAATTATATTAGTAGTGGATTTTATGGTTCTTACCTTGATATTGAAGGTGTTTATAGAACCGAACATGACCTGATTAAGAGGTATCGTGAAATGGCACTTCATCCCGAAGCGGATGGTGCTATTGAAGATGTTGTTAATGAAGCAATCGTTAGTGATCTATACGATTCTCCAGTAGAAATTGAACTCTCCAACTTAAACTGCACAGAAAGATTAAAGCAGATTATTAGAGCAGAGTTTAAATATATTAAAGAGATGTTAGACTTTGATAAGAAGTCTCATGAAATCTTTAGGAATTGGTATGTTGATGGTAGAGTTTATTACTTAAAAGTAATTGATCTTAAAAATCCTGGAGCAGGTATTCAAGATTTAAGATATATTGATCCGATGAAGATCAAGTATGTCCGTCAAGAGAAGAAGATGGACAAGAGAGGTCTTGCAATTCAAAATACTTCATCAGTAACTCAACGAGGTAAAGAAGCACCTGTTGTTGAACCAGATATTGAAGAGTTTTTCATATATACCCCAAAGAAAAATTATCCAAGTGGAGCTTTCTCAGGTGCTGGTGGTAAGAAAGATTCTGTAAAAATTGCAAAAGACGCAGTTTCATATTGTAGTTCTGGTCTTGTAGATAGAAACAAAGGAACTGTTCTTTCTTATCTTCACAAAGCGATCAAGGCACTCAATCAACTGAGAATGATTGAGGATTCTTTGGTCATCTATAGATTATCAAGAGCACCAGAACGCCGCATTTTTTATATTGATGTTGGCAATCTTCCTAAAGTAAAAGCAGAGCAATACCTTAAAGAGGTCATGTCTCGCTATAGAAATAAACTTGTCTATGATGCGAACACTGGAGAAATCCGTGATGATCGTAAGTTCATGTCCATGATGGAGGATTTTTGGTTACCTCGTAGAGAAGGTGGTCGTGGAACTGAAATCACAACTCTTCCTGGTGGTCAAAATCTAGGAGAACTTGCTGATATTGAGTATTTCCAAAAGAAACTTTATAGAGCACTTGGAGTTCCAGAATCAAGAATTGCTGCCGATGGTGGATTTAATCTTGGTCGTTCTTCAGAAATTCTTCGTGATGAACTTAAGTTTTCTAAGTTTGTTGGAAGACTGAGAAAGCGTTTTGCAAACATGTTTAATGACATGTTGAGAACTCAATTGATTCTAAAAAATATTTGTACTCCAGAAGATTGGGATCAAATTAGTGATCATATTCAATATGATTTCCTTTATGATAATCAGTTCGCAGAATTAAAAGAAACCGAAATGATGAATGAGCGTTTAGGAACGCTTGCAACGATTGAACCTTACATCGGCAAATTCTATTCAAATGAGTATGTTCGCAAGAAAGTTCTTCGTCAAACTGATGCTGAAATTATTGAAATTGATGAACAAATTCAAAAAGAAATTGAAGATGGAATTATTCCAGACCCCAATGCCATTGATCCTATAACAGGAGAACCATTACCTGCAGAGGGTGGTGATATTGGAGAAATGGGAGATGTTCCAATGGAACCAGAAATTGATGGTGGCATCACTGATGCAGAGATGCAAAAAGATACTAAAAAAGCAGAGATATAAATAACTGAATAGGACTTATATTAATTTTTATGGAAGAAATTGTAGATTTGATTGCTGTTGATTCTTCAGCAGCAGAAGTCAGTGATAAAATTAAAGATCTTTTATACACAAAAGCAACTGAAAGGATTGATAATCTCAAACCAGAAGTTGCATCTTCTATGTTCGGTGAAGTAGAACCTGAGGACCAATCATCATCTGAGGATCAAGAATAATGGCACATAAACCGGTAGGAAGCGGAGTATCCTTTGCTGCTTCTGCAGCAACAGCGACATCTGGTATCATGACTCATTTTACCGATACTGTTAGGATAACTGCTTTTGGTGGAGATGCACATGTTGTAACTGGGATTGATCCTACTTCATCCAAATTTGACTATTATATTCCAACAGGTACTTCGGCAACACTGAGTATTGGAAGACCAAAATCGCAAAAAGTTGTTGGTGTCACAACTGGTGCTACTACAACTATTGATTTTCCTGCAGGAAGTGGAAGTCCATTCGAAGTTGGAGATAAAGTTCAACTGACTGGAATTGTTCCTGCCGGTGCTAATGGTGGTACTTCAGGAATAGGACTTACAGTTCTTTCAGTTCTCAATGGATCTTTTAGTAGAAATTCTAACGGAGATCCTGGATATTTTAGCACTAGACTTACTCTTGCACACAACACTGCTAGTGTAGGACCAATCACTGATGGTGAGGGTGAACTGAGAGATGTTTTCCAAGTAGCAGCAGTCGGAACTGCTTCGGGTGTATATGTCCAACAAGTTCAAATTACCGGAGTAGCCTGATGAAATTAATCACGGAAGAAATTTCTAGCGTCAAATTTGTCACCGAAGGCAAAGGTTCTAGTAAAAAAATGTATATTGAGGGGACTTTCCTTCAGGGCGAAATTAAAAATCGCAATGGAAGAATGTATCCCGTTTCAACTCTTGCAAAAGAAGTTGGAAGATATAATGAATCATTCGTCAATAAAGGACGTGCTCTTGGAGAACTTGGACACCCCGATGGTCCTACTGTCAATTTAGATCGTGTTTCTCATAAGATTGTTTCTCTCCGTCAGGAAGGAAATAATTTTGTAGGTAAAGCACAACTGCTTGACACTCCGATGGGCAAGATTGCAAAATCACTTCTTGATGAAGGTGTGATGCTTGGCGTCTCTTCTCGTGGTATTGGTTCCATTAAAGAAGATACTAATGGTGTCAAAGTTGTAGGTGAAGATTTCATGTTGGCAACTGCTGCCGATATTGTTGCTGACCCTTCTGCTCCCGATGCTTTTGTTTCTGGAATTATGGAAGGAAAAGAGTGGATTTGGGAAGGAGGAATCCTTCGCGAACAACTTGCAAAAAGAACACAACAAAGAATTAATACTCTTGTCGTTGAAAAAAGACTTGAGGAACATAAGCTGGAGTTATTTAATAATTTCCTCTCAAATCTTTAAATTATAAATAAATATAGATTAATACAATCATGTCTAATCAAATGTCCGTTGGTAGCAATTTACAAGAAATGGAAAACGTAGTAACTAAAAACGCTGCGCCTGGAGAACCAATGCAGAAGTTAACCACAGGTGGTACTCCTGCTACGTATGAGGATCTAGGCGGGCCGACCCCAGAAAACTCTAGACCCGATGACGATTCTAACAAACTCGCCACTCCTGGTGCATCTCTCAAACAAGTCAGAGATGTTGTAAACAAAGGTGCTAAACCTGCGGAAACTGCAAAGGGCATGAAGGAAGAGGAAGCTGAAGTAGAAGTAGAAGAGGATCAAGAAATTGTATCCGAAGAAGAAACAACCGAAGAAGAAGTAGTCTCCGAAGAAGAGACCACTGAAGAAGAAGTTGTTGCCGAAACTACTGAAGATTCAGAAGAAGCAATTGTCGAGGAAGAAGTAATTGATGTTGAAGAAGACATTAATGCTTTGATTTCTGGCGAAGAACTTTCCGAAGAATTCCAAGAAAAGGCACGCACTATCTTTGAAGCAGCAATTAGAACTAAAATTGCAGAAATCAAAGAAGAGATGAAGTCTGAGTATGAGAATTCTCTTGTAGAGGAAGTTGCTGCTGTTAAAGCAGAACTCTCCGAGCGTACCGACGCTTATCTTGAGTATGTTGCTGACGAGTGGATTTCTGAAAATCAACTCGCAGTTGAGCACGGTCTTAAGACCGAAATGACCGAATCATTCCTCACTGGAATGAGAGGACTTTTTGAAGATCATTATGTAACTATCCCTGAAGAAAAATATGATGTAATTCATAGTATGGTAGAAAAACTTGATGAAATGGAAGATAAACTCAATGAGCAAATCAATAAGAACGTTGCTCTAAACAAAAGATTATCAGAATCGGTTGCCGATGTAATCCTTGCGGATGTATCAGAGGGTCTTGCTCTCTCCCAAAAGGAAAAACTCGCTTCTCTTGCTGAAAATGTTGAGTTTGAAAGTGAATCTAACTATCGTGAAAAACTGGCAACGCTGAGAGATTCTTATTTCTCTGCTAATCCCAGCGCACAAAGAAACCATTCAGAAAATATTTCTGAAGGTGCAGAAGGAGGACATCAACCAGAAGTATCTGGATTGATGGAATCATATCTTCAGACTCTGAATAGAGTTTCGAAAAAGTGATTTTTTAAATTATTAACAACAAACAAAACAAAAAAATTTAAGAGGCAAAATTCAAATGCAAATGTTCAATGCCGAACAACTGCAGGAGAAGTGGGCACCAATCCTTAATCATGATGGTCTTGGAGAAATCCAAGATCCTCATAAGAGAATGGTTACCTCAGTTCTTCTGGAGAACCAAGAAAAAATGCTTAGAGAGGAATCTGAATTCCTCGGAGAAGCAGCTCCTACTAACTCCACCACTGGTGGTTCTGGAGCAATCAGTAATTTCGACCCCGTTCTGATCTCCCTGATCAGACGCTCCATGCCTAACCTGGTCGCTTATGACCTGGCTGGCGTTCAACCGATGAACGGTCCTACTGGACTGATCTTCGCAATGCGCTCTCGCTATGCCGGACAAGGCGGCGAAGAGGCATTCTACAACGAAGCAGATTCTGCATTCTCTGGTCAGAATAACAACTTCGACCTGACCGGTGGAATGACTCAGGCTGCTGTTGGTTTGGGTACTACCAACCAGCAAGGAACCAACCCTGGTGCTCTTGACGGAACTTTCCCTGCTACTGCTGATGCTACTACCTACAACGTAGGCAACGGCATGACCACCCAGAATGCTGAAGCATTGGGTGATGGCACGAGTAATGAATTCAACGAGATGGCTTTCTCGATTGAGAAAGTTACCGTTACTGCCAAGTCACGCGCTCTGAAAGCTGAGTATTCACTCGAACTCGCTCAGGACTTGAAAGCAATTCATGGTCTGAATGCTGAAGCGGAACTCGCAAATATTCTCTCCACAGAGATTCTTGCTGAGATCAACCGCGAAGTTATCAGAACCATCTATAACGTTGCTGTTCCTGGTGCTCAGGCTAATGTCGCAACCGGTGGTACTTTCGACCTTGACATCGACTCTAACGGACGTTGGTCTGTCGAGAAGTTCAAGGGTCTCATCTTCCAGATGGAAAGAGATGCTAACGCTATCGCGCAGCAAACTCGTAGAGGAAAGGGTAATATGATCCTCTGCTCTGCTGACGTTGCTTCTGCACTCACCATGGCAGGTGTTCTTGATTACACCCCTGCACTCAACGCTAATCTTAACGTTGACGACTCCGGTAACACCTTCGCTGGTGTTCTTCAAGGCAAGTATAAGGTCTATATCGATCCTTATGCTGCTAACGTTTCTGCTAACCAGTACTACGTTGTTGGTTATAAAGGTTCTTCACCTTATGACGCAGGTCTGTTCTACTGCCCTTACGTTCCTCTTCAGATGGTTCGTGCAGTTGGAGAGAACACCTTCCAGCCCAAAATCGGATTTAAGACTCGCTACGGCATGGTCGCTAATCCCTTCGCTCGTGGTGCTTCCCTTGATAACCCTGGTGTTATCGCCCGTAACTCTAACCGCTACTATCGTCGCGTTAAGGTTCAAAACCTCATGTGATCCATCGGATACACAAAGTTCATCAGACCTCCGCAAGGGGGTCTTTTTTTGTCTAAATATAGATAAAAGCAATCCTG